GGAAGAATCACATCGGTCTGGTCAGCTAATCGAGATACCTTTAAAAGGAATTCTTCTGGCATCTTTATATTCGCTTTTGCCATATCCATCACCTCACAGTTGGTTCTAGCTTTTCGGCTAAAACCTCGACATACATCCCTCGGTTTCTTACATCCTCAACACTTAAAATCTGATATCTACCATCATCACAGACGATGACCATTTCATTCGTCACCTTAAGTCCATAAATTTTCCTAAACCGAAACAAAGAAGTTGCAGATGAAAATGATGCCATATTCGTCCACCGCTCACTGCCATGACGATCTTCCTTGTAAGCAAGTACACTAACGAGTATATTGTCACCTTTTTTGGCGAAGCCTTCCTCATCCTTTATTGGTACCGTACTGATGATATCTATGAATGTGTTCATCTTTCCAAAACTCATGCTAAACACCCCACTCTCGGTCAAGCCGTAAAAGCAGGTTCACTGTGTTCCATACTTGTTGCCCCGCCTGTACACTGTCAGCAAAGAAACCTGCTGTCGAGCCATCCCTGCTTTCATAGAAATGGCTCGACAACATAATCACTGCTTGTTCTGTTGTTGGAGGCATGGCATGGGTTTCATAATAGTCTTCAGGAACGTGCTGATAGCTCTGTGCATATGAGACTGCAGCAGTGATAAATCCGATAAGGAGGGCATCATCCTGATCATGCGTTAAAATTAAGTTCGCTTTAACTTTAGGCAAAAGATTATCTGCCACTGCCATACCACCAACCTCCTTTACGTTCCACCTTAGTCAGTCTCCATAAGCCCCACTGCTTTTAGTTTGGCAAGCAGAGCATTAAAGTCCGTAACTAAACCAGCAACATCGGTGGCTGTGCTGTCTGCTTGGTTTCCTGCAACAGGAAGCCCCGTAACCGAGGCTCCCTCTTTAATTTCTAAAACACCGCCAATTACAGTTTTTTCTCCGCCTTGTTCGGTATAGTTCTTCGTGTTATAACTCATAAAGCACCTCCGTTACGCCTTCTGTTGGAGTACCTTAACGGCCTCCGGCAAGATAAGCTTTCCATCAACACGCTGTGTAGCAATAAACCCTACTTGACCTGTGACAGCAAAGAGTTCATTTAATCGTTTGAATACGCGTCCTTGACGGTCTGCCACCCAGTAATAACTAAAATCACCGAATACCACAGTTTTTGCACCTGCTTCAGCAGTAGGTACATATGATGAGGTATACAGCGGGCGGTTAAGAATCGTATCAGGTGTTCCCGCTTGGATGGAAGGTTGCCATAGGTATTGCCCATTACCGTCTTTCAATTTACGAATAGCCTTTATAGTGGCATCGTTCATTACGAATACGGCCTTATTACGATAAGGTGCTTTCAAACTGTAGAATAAATCTAAAACCTCATCCAAAGTGATGGCAGTGGCACTTGCCGCAGTAACACCAACTTGACCGCCGCCTGTGGCATTTAAAATCCCTGTTGGCTTACCTGTACCGTCACCTACAAAGAAGGCTTCCTCCTCCTTGTTCCCAATGCGACGGGCAAATTCTCTTGTGATGTAGCTTTCGAGATTAAACACGGAATCGTTTAGTAGCTCCTCAGAGACTTTAATCATTGTCGCTAGTTTATAGGCCCCGATGGATACTTGACCGAAGCTGTCATCACTTTCTGGGATAGCTCCTTCTTCATCTATCCAGCTTGCTGTACCTTTGCTTGCAACAACAGGAATCTTACGGTCACCAGAAGATGTCGTGATTACATTAGCCAATCTACGGAAAATATTTTCTTCCTCTAGAGCTTCTACTAGCGTACGTTCAAACTCATCTGGCACAAGGAATCCGCCTTCAGAATCAGTGCCAATTTTTAGAGCGTTTCTTACTTCATAGCTAACATTGTCACGCATTGCATTCCAGAAAGCTCTTTTGTATTCAGCACTTGCACGACCGGTCTTTTCCTCTCCAGTTCTAGTAGGTTCATTGGTAATTGGGTTACTGGTTGCTTTCGACAGTTCCAAGTCGATAGATGCTTGGCGTTCCAAACGTTCAATTTCCTTACCAAGAGCCACCACATCGGCTTCCATTTTTTCATAGGTTGTCGTGTCCTCGGCGGATAACAGTCCATCACCACCACGTTTTGAATCAAGGAATGCCTTTGCTGCGTCCCAAGCTTTAGCGCGTTTCTCACGCAATTCAAGAATTTTACTCATTGTTATTTCCTCCCTTAAAATTAGTGCGAAATTAAAGAAAGCCGCTTATCCAGCGACTCAATGGGTGTACCTGTTTTCTGTTTTGGTTGTTTTGGTTGTTTTGGCAGTTTGCTGATAAGCGAGTTAGTAACCGCCATCCTGCTAAAGATAAGACTATCTGTCAAATCCGGTGTTTCACTTTCCATGAACATGATCTTATCTGCAAAACCAAGTTCAATCGCTTTATTGGCATTCATCCAGGACTCTGCATCCATCAGATGGGAGAGTTTTGTTCGAGAAAGACCTGTCTTTAACTCATAGGCATTAATAATGCTTTCCTTAACCTCATCCAATAAAGCCTTTGCTCGCATCATTTCCTCACTGTCACCGATAGCAATGGTTGATGGATTATGAATCATAAGCATGGAAACTGGGGACATATACACATCCCCACCTGCCATTGCAATAACGGATGCCGCACTTGCCGCAAGCCCATCAATCTTTACAGTGACTTTTCCGGTATACTCCATCAGCATGTTATAAATCTGAGCTGCTGCAAACACATCACCACCAGGGGAATTAATCCACACCGTAATATCGCCGGTGCCTGCCAGCAATTCATCTTTAAAAATCTTAGGTGTAACCTCATCCCCCCACCACGTTTCTTCGGATATCACTCCATTTAAATAGAGGGTACGTTCTTCATCAGAATCTCGCACCCAGTTCCAAAACTTCCTCATTTACTGACCTCCTTCGGTTTTGGCAAACGCACCTGCGTCAGCCAGTTTTGTCATATTTCCGTTAACCAGATATAAATCGCCACCTTCCTCAGCTGGTATTCTGTTCATGTCCTCCAGTTCACGGATATCGTTGGCTGACATCCAGCCATTTTGACGACCTGTAGCGTAGCCATTCATACGACTTTGGTAATCACCACGAAGCAGACCGTCCAAATTGAACTTGATAAACAGTGAAGTTTTCTCAGAAGGCAAAATAAGCGATTGCTGGAGACTTTGTTCCCATCGCACCACCCACGGATCAAGGGTGTATTTTACAAACTCCAAAGACTGCTGTTCAATATTGGAGAAACTGGATTTCTCTAAATCTCCCACCATATGGGGCGGCACACGGAAAATTCTCGCAATCTCATTAATTTGAAACTTCCGTGTTTCTAGAAATTGAGCCTGTTCTGGAGGGATGCCGATGGCTTGAAACTTCATCCCCTCTTCCAACACAGCAATTTTGTGAGCATTGCCTGTGCCTTGGTAGGCACTATTCCAACTATCCTTGACCCTCTGTATATCTTTGATTACTCCTGGGTGTTCCAGCACACCTCCGGGATTAGCACCATTGGCAAAGAATGCCGCACCGTACTCTTCAGTAGCAAGTGACATACCGATTGCATTTTTCGCCATAGCAATTGGGCTATAGCCAATGAGTCCATCAAAACCTAAGCCAGGTATGTGTAGAACTTCATCTTTACGGAGTGTGACATAGCCACCTTTTGGGTTTAGGCCACTTTCATCAGTATCACGGTAATAGGTGTAGACCAGCTCACCATTAGTTGCTCGGCTAACTTCCATTTTGTTGGGGAGTAGGGGATAAAGAGCCACTGCCTGCCCACGACCATTTCTGACCACCTGTGCATAGGCATTTCCCCAAAGCAAAAGATGACTCATCAGTGTTTCTCGAAATACGAATGAAGTCATCTCTGAATTTGGTTCATCATGAAGAAGGTAATACAGCGGGTGGAAAGGAATCCTTTCTTTACCTCCATCAGAACGATATCTATATACATGAAGTGGCAGTCCGGCAATCGCTTCAGCTAGTATCCTTACGCAAGCATACACCGCTGTTGCCTGCATTGCAGTACGCTCATTCACTGTTTTGCCAGATGACGTACCACCAAATAGGAAGGAAAATGCACTGCCCACACGGTTTTGCGGTTTGTCTCTTGACCGAAACAGTCCTTTTATTAGATTCATAGGCGTCACCTCCGAATAAAAAACTAGCAATATTGTGTTAACTATTAAAGTTTAAAAGATAATCAAACCTCTCTCGTCATACACCGAATCTCCACTATTACCTGAGCCGCAACGGATGGCACGGTCAAGTGCCATGATAGTCGCTACCGCACCATCTATTTTTTCTGTGCTTTTTTCCTTGTCCGGCTTCACGTTGCCAGCCGGATCAGTTTTTATAAAAATGTTGTCCATCATCCAACGAAGTACTGGATGCCCACCGTGCGCTATTCTTTCTTCTAATGTCAATTTCATCAGTTCTTTGGTTGGTGGTGACATATCTTTAAAGCCTTGACCGAAGGGAACGACGGTAAAGCCTAATCCTTCAAGGTTCTGAACCATTTGAACAGCTCCCCATCGGTCAAAAGCAATCTCTCGAATGTTATACTTTTCTCCAAGTTCCTCAATAAACCGCTCAATGTAGCCGTAATGCACTACATTGCCTTCTGTGGTTAGAATATACCCTTGCTTCTCCCAAAGATCGTATTGCACATGGTCTCTTCGCACTCGGAGGTCAATGTTGTCCTCTGGCATCCAAAAATACGGAAGAACAATGTATTTATCTGTCTCATCCTCCGGTGGGAACACCAACACAAAGGCTGTAATGTCTGTTGTAGAAGATAGGTCAAGACCTCCATAGCATACCCGCCCTTCAAGACTTTCTGGTATAACTGGAAATGCACAGGCATCCCACTTTGCCATTGGCATCCATCGGACAGACTGTTTAACCCACTGATTCAAGCGCAATTGCCGGAAGCTATTTTCCTCAGCTGGGTTCTGCTTTGCACTTTCACAAGCAGCCCTTACCTTGTCAATCCCCACCGTAATTCCCAAGCTTGGATTTGCTTTCTTCCACACTTTTGGATCTGTCCAATCATCCTCTTCTTTGGCACCATAGATTACGGGATAAAAGGTAGGATCGTATTTTCTGCCCTCAATAATATCAACCGCTTTTTGGTGTGTTTCGTAGCAGATACTCTGAGTATCCGTCCCCGCAGTGGTGATAAGAAAATACAGCGGTTGGGTCCTTGCATCCCCAGATCCTTTCGTCATAACATCAAATAGTTTCCGATTTGGCTGAGTATGAAGTTCATCAAAAACAACACCATGTATATTGAAGCCGTGTTTGGAGTAGGCTTCAGCCGACAATACCTGATAGAAGCTGTTGGTCGGCAGGTACACCAATCGCTTAGTTGAAGCAAGCAACTTTACTCGTTTATTCAGCGCTGGACACATTCTCACCATATCGGCTGCTACTTCAAATACAATTGATGCCTGCTGGCGATCGGCGGCACAACCATACACCTCCGCCCGTTCTTCACCATCACCGCAAGTGAGGAGAAGTGCAATTGCTGCGGCAAGCTCGCTTTTTCCCATCTTTTTAGGTATCTCTACATAAGCAGTATTAAACTGCCGATATCCATCTGGCTTTAAAATTCCAAATAAATCACGGATTATTTGCTCCTGCCAATCGATAAGTTCAAAAGGCTTACCTGCCCATAAACCTTTCGTATGGGAGAGTGCTTCGATAAAAGCTACAGCGTAATCAGCAGCATCCTTATCGTAATATGACCCATCAGCTATAAAGGCGGTCGGCTTATATTTCTTCAGTTTCCGCATAAACACCGCCCCTTTTATGAAAAAGGACAAAAGAAAAGAGCCTCAATCCTATAGATGAAGCTCTTCTCCTTATCCTGTTTTTATTTACTTATTTTCATCCACTTCCCCCGTCAGTATGAAATGAGCATATTCCGCTTTATGGTCTGTTAAATAGACTACCAATTCATAAAACCTTCGTTCATTTGCTTCATACTGGACTCGGTTCACATCAAACATATTTGTGACTCCACTTTCTCGGATGGAAAGGATTTGTTCTTTGATTATCTCGTTCATTTATGACCTCCTCCGATCCGTGTTTACTCTTCGATTCTCTTGCATAAATCCTCACCAAAGGCTACTCCAAGAGAACCACCCGAATCCCAACTGACATGAATCGTTCCTATGTCATCAACACTAGTAACCGTACCTTTAGATCCAGGCTGAAGTTTGGTATAAGGGTCATTCATTTTAAGTAGCATGACACGTGTCCCTGGAGTGTAATAGCCTCTAAGTTGCTTTAACATTTCTGGGTGAATGATATTCATTGTTCACTCACCTCCTGCTTTGCCGTTCCGCTTTTGAAAGCGGAGCTACCTGACAGCTTGGAGAGGAGAATCTTTCGTTCCATCTTATATTCTGGGCCGATAAAACCAAGCCTTAGCAGGAAGCAACGGAAAGCATACTTTTCATTTTCTACTGATTTCTCGGTGGAGTTGACACGGGTCTGTTTTTTCGCCATTTCGCAAAGTGCCGTGACAAAATGGGTGTATGCCTTAACCTCTTCTGAGGAGCACTCACCTTGAAACCAAGGGAAGGCGACATATTCCTCATCTTCAATGATGGGAATGGAGTCCGTATCAAGTGCTTTCTTTATAAGAGTAGCTTTACTTTCTACTAATCCTTTTAGGTTCTCGATTGCTGTGTCGGTAAAATCCGCCCTTGGCATTTGAATTATCAGATTGATAGATTCTTCAGTTTCATTGGTTTCTACTTTCGGAGATGGTGTGTCAAATTCTTCTGAAATTGCTTTGAAGTCGTGAAGTCCCAATAGATCATCGACCAGTTCCTTATTATCTGGTCCGCTAAGTACCCCGTTTTTGTTAACATTGTAGTCTGCCACCTCATAGGCAAATGTAGGTGCTCCGAGATATTTTACAGGGGCATTTAGTTCTTGGCTGATCGCATTAACCAGTGCTTTTCTTTTTGGTCCTGTAACATTATAGTTAATCTGCATTTTCATACCGCCTTTCTACTTTCGGTACGTACATATATCACTCTAAAAGCTGTTAATATCAAGTCATTTAGAGCATCTTTCTGTAGAAAATACTGTTCCATTAATCGGCGGTATTTTGTGTAGATAACACAATGCCAGTCAGCACAAAACAAACGCATGGAAGTGCTACACCATTACCCCACATTTTGTATTCAGCTGCATCGGAATGAGGATTGTTAAGCCATTTTATAATCTGATTTTTTGTTTTTGGCCTTTTGCTTTTACCTATAATTTTGCGGTGAGTTTCCCAAACCTCCGTCCAGAATGAGATTTCATCTTCTATAGGATTTTCTGTACCAAGATCATCGCACCAATCATCGGGAAAACCTTGCAATCTTGCACATTCCGTTGGTGTAAGCCTTCGAACAATATAGTCCGGTTCAACCAAGCCATTTTGATAACCTGGATTGGTGCCATTGATAATCGTATTTGATGTACCATCCTGTCTGTAGCATTGACTTTCAGCTTTCATCTGAGGATAAAACGAAGCTGGTTGCGCCACTGCTCCAGGACCTTTTGCTGTGAGCGTAGGTTGCTGTTCTTCATCTATAGAAGGTTTATACAGAGCGTTCTTTCCTTGATTAAAAGCCGCCCGATCAATACCGTAAGAAGGCTGAGTCACTACAGGAGCATCCTTATAATCTCTCGACAATAACGTTGGTGCTTTATCTTCTTCAACCTGTGCATAGGCTCCGGTAGTCATAGCATAGGCAACAGCATGACGATCGGCGGTATTAAGCGTAAAAGAAACATCTTCATCTATACCGCTTCCTTGGGGACCGTTTTTATCCTCTCTACCAATCATCGAGCCTTGCAGAGCAACTACTGCAATACCACCTTGATTACACCCCGGATTTCCTCCATTGGCATCAATAGTTCTAGAAGTATCCGCTTCATATATACCGCTATGTGGATTGCTTGACTGCATGGAATTGCTTTTATCAGAACATATGCCATATGCGGTAGGCACAAAAACGGTTTGATCATTATTGCATCCAAGAGTTGCAGACTTATCATCTTGTATCAATGCACCCTTACCACCGCCTTCACAGCCAGAGCGGATTTTTAACGTTTTAGGAGTGTTCATAATAAGGGGTACATTCCCGCCACCAGTTCCCATCCGAGAGGTTAGCGTCTGTATTTTATTATCCTCCGAGAGTTTCACACGGCTATCGGTTGGATGGTTTTCTATTACAACAGCTGTTTGATTATCTCCCATGTTTGCACGAAGTGATCCACTTAAGTTTTCGTCAGTATGTCCCCCAATGCGAGAAGCCGCACCAGGTTCAAAGGACATGACTGTACCCGGGACAGCGCCTGCTCTAAGTGTAGGGGAGAGTTCTTCCTCATATCCTACACTTCTGCTCTTGGTACTGTGTTCAGTACAAAATCCGCTTGACTGCATTACGCAAGGCTGGTGTCCATGTTCCTCTGCTCGAAGTTTTGCAGTAATATCCTTCGAAACAGACATCACTCTTCCGCCTTGGTCATTTAGGCAAGTTATGCTATCGCCTGTTTTTCCAGTGCAGTTTTTAGCATTGTCGGTAGTTCTTTGCCACGGGCTGCCGCTCGGCGTAAAATTCCTTGGCATGCCTTCGGACTCAAATAGTATTTCTCCGGCACATCTGTCTGCAAAATCTGCGACAAGGTAGATTCTACGACGACGTTGGGGGACTCCGAAATATTGCGCATCGATAGTTCGGTAAGCCACACTCCATCCGTCTCCCATATAGATGTCTGCGTAAGGCCATCGTCTTTTTTCAGGAAAAGGCACCGAGGTGTTCGGTTCTTTGACACCGATGACCATTTCGAGGACTGCCCTGAAGTCCTTTCCTTTATTTGACGAGAATGCGCCGGGGACATTTTCCCAGACTGCGTACCTTGGATATTGTCCATTGGTCTTACACCTCATTTCTTTAATAATTCGGATTGCTTCATAAAAAAGGACGGATTGCTCTCCGTCCAGACCGGCTCTTTTACCCGCCACACTCATATCCGTGCATGGAGAGCCAAAGGTTATGATATCTACAGGCGGAAGCTCCGCACCATTTAATTTGTTTATATCTCCATAATGCTTCATCTGAGGGATACGTTTAGTCGTAACCCTTATAGGAAACGGCTCAATTTCAGATGCCCATAAAGGTTCGATGCCACAAAGCAAACCACCCAGAGGAAAGCCACCACTACCATCAAAGAGGGAACCAAGTGTTAATTTACTCATCCTCATTCACCTCTGGCAGGTCACAATATCTGAATTTCGAACCATCTCTTAATAGAAATACACCATCAGAATTTCCCACTTGCTCAATATACCTTTTTACAATGACATCACAGTACTTTTCATCCAGTTCAATGGTGTAGCAGATTCTATTTGTCTGCTCACAGGCAATCAGTGTACTTCCTGAACCGCCGAAGGGATCAAGCACGATACAGTTACTAAGGCTCGAATTCATAATGGGGTATGCCACAAGTGCCACTGGTTTCATGGTTGGGTGGTCGCCGTTTTTCTTCGGTTTCTCAAACTCCCAGATGGTGGTCTGCTTACGGTCTGAATACCAGAGATGCTTGCCTTTCCTTTTCCATCCAAAGAGTACAGGTTCATGTTGCCACTGATAAGGAGAGCGACCGAGAACAAGGGACTGCTTTTTCCATATACAAGTACCAGAAAGATAAAATCCTGCATCGGAGAATGCTCTTCTAAAATTGAATCCTTCGGTATCCGCATGGAATACATAAATAGAAGCGTCCTTTGCCATCGCTGCTTCGGTGTTTTGAAATGCCGCAAGCAGAAAATCATAGAACGCTTCATTCGCCATGTTGTCATTTTTGATTTTTCCAGCAGTGCCTTCATAGTTGACGTTATATGGAGGGTCCGTAACTACCAGATTGGCAGCTTTCCCATCCATCAAGACATCAAAGGTGTCTTTCTTTGTACTGTCTCCGCAGACTAATCGATGCTGTCCAAGTAGCCAAACATCCCCTAAATGCGAAACAGCGGGCTTTTTCAGCTCGCTGTCTACATCGAAATCATCTTCTTTTATATTATCCTTAAGAGAATCTTTGAAAAGATCCTCCAACTCTCCTGGGTCAAATCCTGTAAGAGAAACATCAAAATCAGAAGCATCCAGGTCTGTGATGAGAAGTGCCAGTTTATCTTTATCCCAATCGCCACTTATTTTATTTAGTGCAATATTCAGAGCCTTTTCCTTTTGCTCGTCCATTTCAACTACTACGCATTCTATTTCATCCATGCCCATACTCAGCAGGACTTTCAAACGCTGATGACCTCCGATGACTCTGCCTGTAGTCTTATTCCATATAACGGGTTCTACATACCCAAACTCCTCAAGGGAACGTTTAAGTTTCTCATACTCTGGATCGTTCGGTTTTAAATCCTTCCTTGGGTTATATTCAGCGGGGATGAGTTGTTTCGTTTTAATCTTCTCTATCAACATACTTTTCCACCGCCTTTCTAAATTCACTGTATTTATTTACATCCTCCCACGGGAACAGACAACTATTAAAGTGACCATAAGCCGCGGTGTCAGAGTAAATCACATTTCTAAGACGCAGCTTTTCAATGATGGCTGCAGGTCTTAAGTTGAAAGTCTCCTGAGCTGCAATAGTTAATATTTCATCAGAAACAGTTCCAGTTCCAAGGGTATTTACAGTAAAGGCTACCGGATTTGCCTTACCAATGGCATAGGAAATACTCACTTCACACTTCTTTGCATAACCACACCAAACAATATGCTTGGCAATATACCGAGCCATGTAAGCACCGCTTCGGTCAACTTTGGTTGGGTCTTTACCACAAAGAGCACCACCTCCATGAGATGCAAGCCCTCCATAGGTGTCGACCATGATTTTTCTTCCGGTCAAACCCGTATCGGCAGCGGGGCCACCAAGAACGAACTGACCAGATGGATTGACGAGAAGTTCTGTTTCATCACCAAAAGGGAAATCCTCAAAGCATTGCCATAAGACATTGTTAAGAATATCCGCCTTAAGTTCTTCCTGTGTTTTATTCTTATCATGCTGCACAGAAATCACAATCGTCTTTATTCTCACTGGAGTGTCGTCCTCATATTCTACTGTTACCTGTGCTTTACCATCGGGAAGAATCCCTTTGATCAGCTTTCCTTTGCGACAATCATCCAGTCTCTTTACGATTCTGTGAGACAGTACAAGAGGGAGAGGAAGCATTTCTCTTGTTTCCTTTGTAGCATAACCATACATAGTTCCCTGGTCTCCGGCACCTATTGAACCGTACTGTTCATTTATTCCATTTCGTGCTTCTAGTGCGGTATTCACACCAGCCGCAATATCTACACTTTGATTATGTACATATACATAAATCAAAAATTTTAGAGGATTGTATCCCACATCTTTCAGTACAGTTTTTACAATGTCTCTAATGTTCACTTTCTCGCTGCAGGAGATCTCGCCCGCCACGATAATTTTTCCTTTAGTCGCCATAACCTCGCAAGCCACCCTTGATGCCCTATGTTTACGTAAGCAAGCTTCCAAAATGCTATCTGCTATGATGTCGCATAGTTTGTCAGGATGTCCAGCACATACACTTTCTGCTGTTAAATATCTTTTACTCATTACATCATATCTCCTCATCTTTATTTTCCTCTGCGGGCAGATAGCAGTCGCTCCATCACATCGTCCTGTGGGTTTAAACCAGAATACTCTGTAGCACAGTTCTCTCTAACGATTTGATATATCTCCATCCATAGCCTGTTTGTCTGACTCATAAAGTTCTGACTCATTGCTACATAAGGACTTTGAATAGCATTGCCGGTGGTTGGGTGCTTGGCTAGAAAGCCAAACTCAGTTACCGCCTCCTCACACTGTATCCATCTGGCCGCACTCATGGCATATCGCTCTAGAAGCTGTGGAAGTACCAAATGGGCACAGCCACGTTCCTCAAGCCATTTCCATGTAATTTCATATATTTCACTCGCTACTAGGGTTTTTCCATCCTTTTGCACTGCGGAGAGCATGGCCATTGGCTTTGGCATTTCCTGCCCCTTCAGGTCAGCGGTATTTTGGAACTCAACGACTTCAAGCTTTCTTTTACCGGGATTTCCCTCTGCAATTTTGTCAGCAAGTGGCTTCTTCTTTTGACCGGAGCCTATACGGGCGCCGCCACGATTTGTTCCATCTTTGGCCATTCACTCACCTCTTTTCGTCGATGGGCCTATTACCCTGTTTGAAACCGCGAATTTTCACGCGTTACCCCACGCCCGTTACACAAAGAAAAAGCTGTAGAGATTTGACTCCCCCTACCGGGTTCCCCAACGGTCTCCATCTCTTGCAGTGATTGCAGAGTGGCAAGGAGTACAAAGAGCCATCAGATTACTTCTATCGTGGGTTCCACCTCTTGAAAGAGGAAGAATGTGATGGACTTCATTTGCTGGGGTCAGCTTCCCTTGTCGTTCGCATTCCTCACAAAGAGGATGAGCTGCGATGTAGCGGTCACGTATCCTTTTCCAAGCACGACCATAACGCTTACGGGTTGCTGGGTCACGGTCATACTTTTCATACCGTGCGGCTTCCTTCTTGCTATGCTCTTCACAAAAGCGCTTGTCGGTTAGCTCTGGGCAACCAGGGTAAGAGCACGGTCGCTTAGGTTTTTTTGGCATACTGCACCTCCTTTTGCCCATAGAAAAAGCCCTCGCAGGAGAGATGCTCCCGTGAAGGCTTCTGTTTTTTCTAATATTCCATACTACCATTATATAACTTTCACTACGGACAAACAGTGTCAACGTATGCCAAACTGTGCCACAGTGTGCCAATTTTTATTTAGGTACCTTTAAATGTTGCAAAGCAGATGAATGGAGTCTATGCACGGTTCTCATAGAAACATTAAGGTTGACACAGATTTCTTCCCAGTTAAGAAAGTTAATGTATCGGTAGCGAAGAAGCAGCTTCTCATCCACATTTTCCATCTGGTTAATTGCTTCACGAATATCTGATTTCAGCTTTATTAATCGTTCCACCTCTTGTTGTATCTGTTGCTCCAAATCTACTATTCTAATCACATACTTTTCAAAGGGTGGGTCAGTACACTTGGTTCGACTGACTTTTTCCTCAAGAACGGTGGATGAAACACTTCTTGATAGTTCCCTTAAGTTTTGTAACTCTTCAAGGTCGGAATTAATCAATTCATTCAGACGATAGGCCTGCTTTAAGAATTCCTTAGCTGTCATCATCGCACCACCTCCTCTTGTAGCTGTTGGATTAACATGTCAGGGTTTAGAGAGATGAGGACATTGAACAATTCAGAATGAAAGAAGCACTCCACCTCACGTTTCGTATATAAAGCAGAATTATTGCGAGGGTGTTTTGCTAGTCTTTTCAGAGCAAAACGATAATCCTTGACTGCCTGTAGAATAATGGCATTTGCAAGTTTCTCAAAAGCATCCATCATACAACACCCCTCGCTTTCCCAAGATTTGCTTTGACCGCATTGATAAGATCGGATTGTGTCTTTTCCTTTCGTTTCAAGG